CGACATTACAGAAGAAGATTTGTGTGTCGGTACGTTTCACGACGTATTGAAATATCAGAATTTGCAGCACCCGCAGCATAGTTTGGACAACTTTATGTATCCCTCTGAGTGGACCTATCCGCTCATGATTATAAAAATAGGTATGTGTATATGGATACTGTAGTGTATATATAGTCGTCTACCGTGAACTTAGAATGTATATTATAGGCTTTGCACATATAGGCTGGTCCTCGTACCAAACCCCTATTTAGGGGAGGAGTTCGCCGCTCCGACAATCACCGTAGACAGGTGAGTGGGTTGATCCGCCTACTCATCTTGTATATAATGGATTACTTCACGTTTTAATGTAAAAATAAATGAAAATTCACTTGAACAAAAACACGAAGTCGTAACCTTTGCCGATCAGCAAGCTGATTGGAATTATGAGGTAGGCTCTGAGCTTGATGCGACATTTATGACAGCCGACACAGATGACGATCATCTGGAGAATTTCTTTTCACGTCCTCTCAAGATTCAATCTTATGATTGGGGAACAGGCACGAATTTATTCGAAACCTTTAACCCATGGCAGGATTTCTTTGAGAACCCACGAGTGATAAATCGAGTAACTAACTATAACTTGCTGCGATGCAAATTGCATGTCAAGTTCATGTTGAATGGAAACGGATTCCACTACGGGCGAGCAATCGCCTCCTATATTCCACTCCATAATTTCGATGAATTCACGAAGGATAGAGCATTCTTCCAGGAAGACGTCGTGGCTGCAAGCCAGAGACCCCATGTATATTTAGATCCAACGAAATCACAGGGTGGTGAAATGACACTACCGTTCGTATGGGAGGCTAATGCGTTAAGCATCCCGGATCAAGATTGGAGAGACATGGGTGATATAATTATTCATGGTATGCAAAATTTAAAGCATGCCAACGGAGCTACTGATTCTGTTACAGTAAGTGTATTTGCTTGGGCAACTGATGTTACCCTTGCAGTGCCAACTGCAAACGAACCAGGAGCTCTCTCTCCACAGGCAGGTGAGTACCGCCCCCAAGCTGACGAATATGGGAGAGGAATTGTTTCCAAACCCGCAAGTATCGTGGCGCGTGCCGCTGGTGCTTTGGCTAATGCTCCTGGAATAGGATTATATGCTAAAGCAACGCAGATGGCTG